GCAATAAGTCTTCTTGTCCATGCAAAGTGTTTATCGTTCTTTCCTGCGTTACGTGCTTCAGCTACAAACCCTGCGTTAGCGTTGGCACGTTCCATGAGCATCTTGTTCTGCTCTTGTTTCATCTTCATGCTCTGCCCCCATATGGACATTACTCCACCTAGTACGGTAGAGCCAAGCATGGTTATCAATTCTAGTGGTAATCCAAACATGTTTAACTTTCTGGTTTTGATTGAGGTCTGGTAGATACACTTGGTACAACGTTAATTATATCTACATTTATTTCATCTGCTATTTCATCTATAATGGCATCTAGTTCATCATCTGATAAACTTTTAAAACCTTCCCATGCATTACGCATTTCCCTTCTAGCAGAACCTCTGGTTGCAAGATCTCCACCAATTTCTCCTGTAGCTCTGTCCTTTATTCTATGTACAGCTATGTATGCAGCTATATCATCCTGTGTCTTTTCATCAAACTTAGTATCGTCTGTAATACCTAATTTTTTTAGTACACCTCTATTATTTAAATCTCTTAAAGTATCTCCTACTATTTGATACTTACCTACAGCAGTAGTATTTTTTCCTTTTTGCTTATTAAATGTGTGAAACTTTCCATTTAACTTTACAAATTCTAAAACTTCAGAAAGAGTTTTATCGCTAATTTTTGTACCTTTAAATGGTGTATTTCTTTTTTCTGCGTTTCCAAATATGGTATCGTAATTATCAGCTTCTTTTTCTTTTAATGCTTTTACAAATTTAGAATTATTACTCATAAAGTTATAATCAGGGTTACCTGTGCTAACCATTAAACCTCTAGATTGAGGTTGATTATCAAGATAACTACGCTCTGGTTCAAATATTCTCTGCTCCATAGGTACACCAGACTGATAGAACTGTCGCTCTGGGTCTAGCTCTAAGCTTTCATCACCCCTAGTAGTAACTCTCAGTACATACTCTTTTGCTTTTTCCATCTCTTGAACTGGAGGTATAATAAGAGTTCCACCCTCAAGTATCAGATTCGGATTTTCTATTTCGTTTACCTGTGCAAGATCCTCTACACTAACACCCTCTCGTAGTGAAATGTCAGATAGAGTATCACCCTTCTGTATCTCGTACTCTTTACTGTTTGGAGCTATAACATCTTTAAGAATGTTGTTAATACGGTTTCGCATTAAGTTCTTGTTAGTGCTTGGCGCTGGTACTTCATCATAGCTGTCAGTGCCTTCTGTCTCAGGAGTGTATACATTCTGCCCCTGACTATCAAACATTTCTTGCAGCTTTTGTTCAAAGGTTTTTCCTATGCCTAGTTCTGTAACTTCAGGCACAGTAGGTATTCTAAACATAGGACTGGTTTCATATACATCTAATACGTAGTCAGAAGTAGACTCACTTTTTGGTGGAAACAACCTAGCACCAAAAGCTTTCATACCATCATATATCTTTTGGTCTAAGTTTCTATCATCTTTCTTCTCTGTCTCTTTAAAAGATAAAGGAGTACCTAAACCTGACGTAACTGTTTGAGGTATATAATCATACGTGCTACCTCTGTTATCATCATCACGAAACATATTAAATTGATCTTGAATCCTTTGTGCAGCAGACGTAGTAGTTCTGCCACCAAGTCCACCTATTCCTACTGACAGCATACTTTTAGCAGCTTGCTGGTTAGGGTTTGGCTTACTAGACGCTACTCTTGATTGCGCCCATGCTTCAAAATCATAATCTGCCATATTACTTTTTACTCTTTTATAGGAAGATGTTTGTAAGTGCTGCTTCTGTGAGTTTAGCTGCGAAGCTTCCAAGTCCTTTTTCAAAGGCGTTTCCACCATCACTACCATCACCAGCAGCAGAGATTCTAGCAGTAGCAATAGCGTTATCCCTTTCGGCTGAGTTTTCCCCAGACTTCCAAGCCCATCCTAATATATCTCGCTCTCTTTGTAGAGCTTCATCATAGGCTGCTCTAGTTAAGTTATTAGCTACCATAGCCGCATCTCTATTGGCTTGATTTTGTGCTGCATTTTCTGCAGTAGTTATAGATTGCGCCCATCTAGCATTTGCTTGCTGTATTATCAAATGGTTCTGTGCATTGAACTGATCACGTGCATTCTCTTGTGCAGCGTTGAACTGTGCCAGCGCATTTGTTTCACCTGCATTGAAGCGAGACATAGCATTCTGTTGTTCTGAATTGAACTGCGATACCTGTGTCGCTAGTCCTGCAAAGAACTGATCAGTTTGATTTTGTGATGTTGCATTGAATTGTTGTGCAGCATTATCAGCAGCAGTATCACTTAGGATAGAACTAACGTTTGCTTGTGTCTTAAACATAGTCATCTGTTGTTCGTTATCTAGGTTAGCCATATCCATCTGCAAGAAAGCTTGAGCGTTTTGTGCATTTGCTTGCTGTCTGTTATTTAGGTTAGCCATGTCCATTTGTGACATAGCTGCTGCATCAGACATAACTTTGGCCTGTCTGTTTGATAGATTAGCTAAGTCTACAGTCTGAGCCATACGAGCGTTTTCTAATGCTATCTGTTGGTCTGCGCTGAAGTTAATGTTTGCTATCTCAGATACACGTGCTGCATTCTTTACTTTTGTTTGGAACTCTTGGTCAAACTCCATGCCCATAAACTTAGCACGTTGTTCTGCTTTCATCAAAGCCATCTGTTGTTTATTAGATGCATCCATCTGTGCGATGGGCAATGCTGCTTCCATTGCTGCTTGTACTACAGCCATACCTGCCATAGAGGAGGACGCTAGGCCACGTGCAGCCATTGCTGAGTTAGCTGCTCTCATAGCCCCTGCTGCCCAAGAGGGTGTTCTTTCAAGATCAAAGTCTTGCATTAAGTCACTTAGTTCATCTTGAACAGTAGCAGCCTGTACTTCACCTGTACCAAAAGTTTGACCTACTCTTCTTTGGTCTACAGCAGAGCCACTAATAGTTTGATCAGTAGTCATTTCTAAGGGAAGAGGAGCGTCTACTGTTTGTGCTTGACCTAACTGCGCTGCTTCTAACTGCAATGCTGCTAGTTGTGTAGGATCTCCTTGAGCAGCCACCATTTGAGCTTCAGGACTTACTGTGCCTTGTGCTGCTGCCTGTCCTGCTAATGCAGATTGAACTGCAGGTGTTGACGTTGCAGGTGTTACTTGTCCAGCAGGTGTTTGAGGTGAGGCTACAGCCTGTCCTGCAGGTGTTGCAGTTGTAACTTGTGCAAGGTTTGCTGGTCCTGCACTACCTGCATTAGGATCTACTTGAGTAGCAGCGCCACCATCACCAGCTACAACTCTAGCGGTTGTCACAGGTTTAGTGGGATCTTGTTGTATCGCTCTAGTAGTTTGGCTTCCTGTCATAACACCAGTAGATGCAGTGGTTGGTGAAGGTACAGAAGTTGGTGATGCTACTTGAGTTGGAGATATACCAGTGGATTGTACAACAGGTGCAGTGTAGACAGGAGTAGGTGCGCTCCTAGAGCTTGAGGAACTACTGCTGCTACTGGAAGGTGGTGGTCCAGTCTTAATACCTAACATAGAGGGTGTATAAACTCCGCTTGGACTACTTGCAGAGTAAACACCACTAGCAGCTTTCATAGGCTTACCCTCAACCATCTGCCTAGCTGCCATAGTGTACTTACCCATTTTGGCTGCTGCTGCAGGGTTAGCTGCTAAGAACAAGTTAATAGACTTTTCATCGGTAGGTCCATTATAGCCCAACGCTGGTAATATTTTATTCTGTATTGTTTCAGGCTTAAACCCTACAAATTTCTGAGCCATATTTTATTTCCCTATTTGCATCCACAATGATGCGGCAATGAATGTTATTACTGCTACGGTTGACATCTTTACAATAGTTGACCAAACACCTTTACGTGTATCACGCCAAGCTTCTAATAAGCTACGCATTTCTTGTATATCTTTTCTAGCATCGTCATCGTGTAGTCCTACTTCACGCAAAGCTGCTGAAGCACCACGCTTGGCTGCACGATCTAGCATATCTTCCAATTCTTCAGGTGTCATTATTACGCTACCTTTAAGTACCATAGTGCAGGTTCGCCTCCTGCAAGTGATAAAGCCTTTGGATTAGCAAGAGAGCTTACCCTTGAGTACGCTCCACCACCGCCATAGCCTCCAGTACCAAGACCAGTTATATTAATATAAACATTACCACTTGCACTGTAGTTAACTGCTGATAAAGCACCACCGCCACCAAAAGGGTTATGCCCATGCGCTCCACCAAAATAGTACGTGCCAGCCGTAGTAATATGATAATAAGTTCCAGCAGCCTGAGCAAAAGCAGTATCGGCTATACCTGTAAGCCATTTTGTGCCAGATGCAGGGTTGCCAGTTTCTTTAATATGACCTCCGCTTGGAGGAGTACCGTGTCCTGCAGCTACGGTATCAGCAGTTCCATTTAGTCGTGATTTGTCAGACAGATTAAAAAAGTCTACTGACCCACCACCACCATTTGAATAGCCAGTATTTGTAACACCTGCACCGCCAATTCTTGATGCGTACTTTGTTATTCTAGCACTTGATCCTTTTGTTCCTATTGCAGTAGTTGAACCACTACTATCTGTACCATGCCTAGCTCTTATCAAAGTGTTACTATCACCAACTATTTGCCAATCTGTAAATACAGTACTGCCTGTTCCAGAGCCGTGTGTGAATGACCAACCTTCAGAACCATCAAGCACTATCTGCCAAAGGGCTATACTTGATGCACTACCAGCACCAGAACCACCACGTCCAACCATTACAAAGTTATACGTACCAGAGGCTAAAACCGTACTAGTAGTTGCTGAAGTTACTAATGTATAGTATGGACCACCATCAGGTGCTTCACCACTAACTGCACCACTAGCATCGTAATATGCTGCGGCTGATTGTCCAAAATATTGTTGAATATTCTGTGAAGCATCAGCAGACACGTCTATAATATCACGAATGTCACTGTCGTTTAAGGAACACTCTGTTTCACTAGTACCACCTGCTTCTATATGAAGCTGATTAAGAGACAGAGAGTTTCCTGATGCAGGTAAAACCATTATGCACTTCCGTAAGCTGTTACGTTATCTTCCACAGTTAAAGCACCTGCAGAGCTTAACTTAAATCTATCAACACCATTATATTTAAACTTTAAGTCTGTACCTGATTGATATATTACCCATCCAGCACCAGAGCCACCACCTAGATCTACATTACCAGTGTTAACTGTTCCTGAAGAATTGTTTGTTTTAGAATCTACATATGCTTTAACGGACTGTTGCGTTGGTACTTTTGTAGCACTATCAGAAGACATATTATCTTCGTCTACAAAGCTTTCAATAGTTATTGAGCCGTCTGTTAAGTTACCAAATTGTACATCACCAGTTACAGTTAGATCATCACCTACAGTAAGATCATCAGTTACAGCAACATCTTCTGCATATACTGTACCAGAGTAGTAGCCATCTTTCCAGCGCAATGCTGTTTTACCATGATCTATTAGGTTATTGACTTTTGGAAAGACTGCAGAAGAATCTGCTTCTAATTCATTTGATGGTCCTACCTTATTGATAGTAGCACCGCCACCAGTTGTACCATCGTGGTTGTGACCTGTAGAAGCGTTCATTGCGCTTTCTATTGCGTTGTATTCATTGTTAAACAAATCAGCATCAATAGGTTGACCGTTGGCTAACGCTCCTGTAGTATCCTGTCTAGTGTATCCATTGGGCATATTACTGTTCCTTATTGCCTGTCATTTTGTTTATATTCTAAAACACATGTGTCTAGTGTAAAAGAGGGATTTGATGTTGTGTCTTTAATACGTAAAGCTACTGTATCACCCGATCCTATAACATTTACAGGGTATACTTTTTCTAGTGTACCACCAAATGTGCCACCCCCTGATGCTGCAAAGTTTGTACCAGCACCAAAGAAAGAAACTGTAGTAGTTGAAGGTGTTGCTATATTTATAGTATCAGGTTGTAATGTATCGTTTCTTGTAGTAGATTCAAAATCATACTTTAAATCAAAGTCTAAGTCAATAGTACCCTCTGGGTCTATAAATAAAACTGCTTTATAAAAAGTTTTTCTAACCTGTGGATCATTTATAGGCATGAAAGCTGATTGAAAAATAGATTCAATGTTTGAGCCATCAAAAGTACTACCTGAATTTAGTATATATGCGTAGCCATCACTTCCTGAAAAAGCTACTGTTTCTGCAGCGTTTGTTAAATTATACACACTGTCTATTACATTAGATTTTATTCCTTTAGTAGTTGACCACTCAATACCTGCTGCTCCTTGAGAAGATTTTTTAGTAGCAATTAAACCTTTTGCAGCAGAAGATTGTATAGATGTATTGTAAGAGAATATTCTATATTGTGATTTTTCTCTAAATACAGTAGAACTGTATGAAGTTGCTCCACTTAAAAATGAAGAGGCATCTTCTTTTATTTTATCAGAGGCAATATCTAATGCAAAGTCACCAATACGATCAGTAGCAGATAATAGTCTTAGTCCGTCAGGAGCTAAATACATTATATCACCACCAACTTCTTGAACTGTATCACCGTCAATGCATCCGATGTTTTCTGTAATAGGCTGTAGTAAAAAGTCTGCAGAAGAACTACCTGTTAATCTACTTACAGTATCCGTAGTAAATACAATTAACTGATCACGAAAGACAACTAGTCCTGTAGTATCATGTGCCAAGTTTATAGTACCTGCACCGTCAGCTACTGAAAAGTTATCTACTGTAGAAGGTGCTGTAAAGAAAAGTTTATTATCTTTGGTATAGAAAGCTGTGTTCTTAAATATTACTACACGTTCTGCCCCTAACACATCTGTATTAATGTTTGCACTAGCGGCTGTTAGGTTTGTTTGTGTATTATTAGAAACATTGTATATACTAGGGTAGCTTGTACCATCAACAAAAACAATCTTATCAGTACCATCAAAATTAAACTCAGCGTGATTTACTTTACCACCGTTTGTGTTTGTACTAACAGCAGTAAATACCCAATCAGTACCAGTGCTGTAGTAATAAGCAGTTTTGTTTTCATCTGCAGCAGCAAGATCTCCAAATGTAAGAGTTGTATTATCAGATAAAGATTGAGCAGACGAAAGAGTTATATTGTTTTGATTTGTTACAGCAGCCACAGTCACAGAACCAGAAATACCTGTGCCTGTTACATGCATACCTGCTCGTATAGTTCCTAGATCTGTACCAGTACCAGTTATACTTATTGTTCCTATAGCACCAACAGCGTCTGCTAAACCTGTACCAGCTATTGTAGCACCTGTTACACCACCTGATCCATTTACTGTAGTTATTGTAATAGTTGCATCGTTAGCAGTAGTAGCACCACCTAACAGTGTACCTATTACTTTAAGTGTTTCATTAGCTGCAAAACCTGAACCTGCTGCAGTAATAGCTACACTGTATGTAGTTCCTGTTTTGGTAATGTTAAAAGTAGCACTACTTCCAGATCCACTATAACTAGACTGCGTTGGATTTACATAAGTATTAGGTGCTAGACTAGCAACTGTAACTGTTGCGTCATTTGTAGCTGAAGTGCCACCTAAATCTGTACCAAGTATTTTTATAGTTGTGCCTACTGCGTATCCAGAACCTGCAGCATTTACTGTTGCTGTATAAGTTGTGTTAGTATTAGTAATATTAAATGTACCACCTGTTCCAGAACCTGATGTATTAGTTCCAGACTTACCTGTATGGCTTCTTATTCTATCTAGCACAACAGCAGTGGCAGATGATATAGCTCCGTTTACATCTGCTGTAGCAGTTTGTCTTGCTGTTATAGTAGCAGCATTTACTTTACGAGCAGCTATTAATCTTGCATTAGATATTACTTTGATGCCTAATGTATCACCTGTACCAGGAATTGTCGTAGTGGTAAACTTAGAATAGCCTTTTATTTTTTTATAGCCGCCTTCTTTATCTACCTCAAAGTTTTGTAAAGTAGAAGCAGAGCCAACAGCATTAGTTCCTTGCTGTAGCAAACTCATGTTAGAGATTAAACCGCCTCTAAATTCTATGGGAAATGTACTCCAACCTGTAGCCATTAAAAAGTAACTCTTCTATCTCTTATTTCTTTGTAACGATTTATGTGTAAAGATCTTAAATATTTTATACCATCTTCAAACATTTGCAAAGACATGTTAGCCATTTGTGCATCATTTCTAAACTGGTATACGTAGTACATAGCGCCATTTATAATTACATGTCTATAAGGTTCTGGTATTTGTGGTACGTCATCATGTGAGGCTAAATCAAACCCAAGACCATAATATTCATAAACTAATGTGTAAGCCTTATCAGGTTCAGGTACTAGTATAAACTCTCTGCTAGGCGCACGTACAATCATTCGAGGCAAGCCCCTATTAGATGTATTTGAGTCGTACTCTTGATCTACATACTTCTCTAAATATTCTTCGTATGTTATTTCTTTTAGATGTTCTGTTCCATTACCAAGTGTATCATCTCTTTTTATTCTAAACGATTGCATGTTTATAGTTTTAGTATCTGCAGGAAAAGATTCTCTAGATACACCTGCAACTAATGTTAACTCTTGTTCTATGTGATTCCAAGTCCACTCGAACTCTTCTTGTTGTATGTGTCTTATAGAAGAATTAACAGCTTCTTTAACAAAAGTGTAGTAACCTGTTGTTGTTGCAAAGTTAGTAGTCGTTAGTTTAACTTCATTAAGTCTGCCACAAACATCATTAACTAGGCCAATAAAATCATAAGCCATTATTATCTACTCCTAACCTTTAGAAAGATGTTTCTTTCAAAAGTTTTACTACCTGTTGTAGTAATCCTACAGGTAATCTTATACCTTGTTCCGTTTACACCACCTGAAAAACGAGCAGTTGCTACTGTAGTTGTGTTGGTTGGTTGTAGTAAAATTAAGTCACCGTTAACACCGCCTAAAGCAACATTGGTTGTTAGTAGAGTGTCATTAGCTAACCATACAACGCTTGCTATCGTGTCTGTTCCTAAGAAACGTGACCAGTCTACGCTGAAATCTGCAACTTCGTCTGGGTCTAAATCAGGCCACTTATATGCCATAAGAAATCCTTACTTGCTTATATATACTTTATATTCTTTATAGGGTACAACATTTACTGTTGCTGATCTTCTAAAGTCTGTGTTTAGAAAAACAACTTCTGCAGCCCTATATATGCCGTTTGGTATGTTTGAATCGTCATCACGCCAGTCTGCTACACTAGTACCAGCCACACCTGTTAGAGTTTTACTTAAATTGGCTTTAGTGTTACTTGTACTTGTAGTACCTAAAGATGACCCAAGGGTAATATTGGCTTTAACAGAAGTCTGAATTATATCGTTGTTAACACCTACGCCACTTGTTGCTACAAGTGTTGAAAGCTGCTTAGAAACGTTAGCACTAGTTGCAGTTACAGCAGAAGTACCAGCTACACCTGTTGGTGATGTAGATATAAAGCCTAGACCAGCAGCAGCACCAGCAGCAGAAGTACCAGTCACACCAGTCGGTGTTACATTAGCATCAGCGTCTACAGTCGTATTTGCTATAGTTCCTACAGCACCAGTAGCAGAAAGGCTGGGAGTAACAAATACCTGATCAGCACCAAGACTTAGACCTGCAACTGCACCAGTAGCAGAAACACCAGTAACAGGAGCTTGCCTATGAGGTGAAGCTGAAAACTCACCTACAGTTACTTCAGCTATGGCTGTAAAACTTAGCATCTATAAACCCTCTTTTGGTTCTAGGCCTTGGTCTTGAATGTTCTTTCTTGCAGCAGCAAAATCGTCATCTCTTAATTCTAATGAGGGCCATGTAATTGAACTTGGACTTTGTGATAAATCTATATTAGAAATAGCTGCTTGGTAGTTTTTAATAATATCATAGTTTATATAATATTCGTGAGGCCAATACAGAGCTATGATGTAATCTAAATCACTAAGAAGCTTATTCTTTTTTTCCGTATTTATTTCTGTATTACTTGCCATTACTATCACTCATTATATATGCTTTATCATAAAAAGAGTGCAACTCTGTTATATAATCAAAGTAAGCATCTACTTTTTCTGTCCAGTTAGTATCAACTATAGGATTTATAACTCCTGATTTAGGTGATGCAAAAGCAGTTGCTGCCCATTCTAAAGGTTTTGGTGTGGAATAAAGATAATAGTTTATATGCCCAAACGAAGTTGTGTTTCTGTTCTGAAATAAATCGAAGTGGTCTACTTCTTTACCTAGTATATTAGCTATCAGTGCGCTTTCAGACATCATAGTTGAGTATATATATTTTGAGTTTTTTATAAGTTGAAATAGGTCACTGTGACCATCGGCAAAATTAATACCACCTAAAAATTCTGATAACTCCTCATATATGTCATCATGGCTAACTGGATGTTTTTTAAACAATACATTATCTTTTCCATGCTTATTTAAAATATATTTAAGCTTCCCAGCACAACAATGTTTCTTTAATTTATTACCGCCAGTTAAAATAACTAAGGCTTCTTTAGCTTCTGCTTTTTTTACGTCACGTATACTATATTTACTAAAGTAATTTCCTTCCTTAATATTTTCTTGTAAGTGACTAATATGATTGCCTTTTAATTGATCAGCGTAAGCGTCTGACATTTGACGTAAAGACTGCTCAAAATTTAAAGGGTGTAAAATTAAAGAACCTGCAAAGGTTGTGTAGTTAATTGTTTTAAAGTTTAACTCTTCTATTGCAGTGACATCATAGCTTAAACTAAACTTAGTTTCTTTTATTTTATGTTTAATATATTTTTCAACATCTACTAATGCAAGATGTTTTGCATCCCACTTTATTGATTCGGAAAAATCTGGATCAATCATTGAGTCAATGTGATCTGAAATTTGGTGAGAGTACTTTGAGTCAACCGTTTTTGCTACATTAGGCATAAAATGAAGTTGTCCTGTCTGTACTTCTTGTAGTGCTAAAAGTAGTAGTTGTAGAATTTGTTGTAGTAAAAGTGGTAGTTGTAGAATTTGATGTAGTAAAAGTGGTAGTAGTTGATTTTGATGTGTTAAATGTTGTTGTAGTTGAATGGCTTGTACTATGGGAAGTTGTATAGGTAGTTGTAGAATTACCTGGATGTCTTCTAAACATGTAGTAGTAATAGTTTCCTAAAAACTGATTGTATGCAGATGAAAAAGCGGTGGGCATTCTTTGATATGTTGCGCCATCAGTACCTGTAAACGTTGTCCCCGGCTGTTGCGCTGTAGCAACAACAACAGTACCCTGCCAAGTAACTGTTTGAGGTTGGGGGTAGTTTGTGTAGTAAAACCAAATATTGTTAGTTGATGTACCTCCGTACACATAACCTGACCAACTGCCTGCGGTTGTATGAGATGTATTATATGTTGTAGTGTAACTAGTAGTTGTGCTTTGTGTGGTTGTATAGGTAGTCGTAGTACTATTTGACGTACTAAAAGTAGTCGTAGTACTTTTTGAGGTGTTGAAAGTAGTCGTAGTACTCTTTGTAGTATCAAAAGAAGTAGTTACACTAGTCGTAAACTCTTTCTTACTAGCTAAAAACCCAAGACTCATTATGCAAAGTCTCCAATGTAATTAACTAATATGTTACTACTATCTAATACAAAATATCCTAACACACTTACTTCGTTAGCGCCAGTACTTTGTACAATAGTAGCACCGTTAACTGGTGTTTTACATTCTGATGGTAGAGTAAAGTCATGGCCTCCTGTGCCATCTTGTACAAATACTATATTACCAAAACGCCCTGCATCTTTGTTAGAGAAGGTAAAAGTAGTGTCTGCTGTCATGTTTACTTTAAAGTTATTAGCAGCAGAAAGATCTATATTAACTGTACTACCGCCACCTGCTACAGTATCTACGTCTTGACGTAAGCCACCTGTCAAAGTACCGCCAGCTAAAGGTAGCTTTGCATCTAACTGTGTTTGTACGTTTGAGGTTACACCATCTACATAATTTAGTTCTGCTGTGGTTGCAGTTACACCATCTAGAAGATTTAGCTCTGTGGCTGTTGATGTAACACCGTCAAGAATGTTTAACTCTGCAGCAGTGGATGTTACACCGTCTAATATATTAAGTTCTGCTACAGTAGATGTTAGTGTACTGAAGTCTTTACCACTATAGACAGTTCCACCCATACCTGAGTGGTTACCACAATAGTAGTACAATACGTCTGGTGCGTCCTGCTCTAAGGTTACCTGTGTGTAAGCTCCTGCTGAACCCGGAGTTCCTACTTCTGTGACTCCTGTGGTAAAAGCTGAACCTGATGCGTGTGTACCGTTTGATGTAGTTGACAGTCTTAAAGGGTGCGATGCGTTGGAAGAATCTGATTGATCAAACCGTATAGTTACAGACTTTGGTAGTAATGCTGTTTGTTGTAAAGCACCATCCAAGTAATATTTATTTCCAGAACCGGGATTTGACACAGTGACAGCTATTGTCATGTGTGGTCCTTTGGTATCTAACTGGGTCTGAACGTTAGAGGTAACACCATCTACGTAGTTTAACTCAGCCGTAGTAGCTGTAACTCCGTCTAATAAATTTAATTCTGTTGCCGTAGCAGTTACACCATCAAGAATATTCAACTCTGCAGCAGTAGATGTCACACCGTCTAGTATGTTTAATTCTGCAGCAGTAGATGTAACTCCATCAAGAATGTTTAACTCTGCTGCTGTAGAAGTAACACCGTCTAGTATATTAAGTTCTGCTGCTGTAGCTGTAACGCCATCTAGTATATTAAGTTCTGCAGTAGTTGCAGTAAGACCTAAACGTGTTTGGTCTGCAGGTACAGTCATAAATATATTCTTAGTGCCAGCGCTAAAGTTTACTGCACTAGTTCCATTAGAACCTGCTAGTACAGTGGTACGAGCGAGAGTATTACCAGTGTTCCATGTACCTAGTCCTACTTCCCACTCGTCTGTACCTGATGTTGTGTGTGCAACGGCATAATAAGTCGTGTCACCATTAGACATACACGATTGAAACGTATCAAAGGTAGCAGACGAACCACCTAAAGCGTAAGCCCCTGTACCTGTGGTTGTTGTGTCCTCTTTTATACGATCTTTTGTAATTAATGCCATTGTGTCCTACCTTTAGGCTATGCGGATAACAGCGTTGGAAGCATCTGCTGTTGGAAATACAACAGTAAAATCACCGCTTGTTGCACTAACAGTACCGCCGAAGTCAAAGACTGCGATAGCTTTGTTGCTTGCAGAAGAGTTGTATATGATACAGCCTCTTGCAGAAAGGGTTAGGTTTGAGAAAACTTCATCAGTAAAGTCTACTATTGCCGTAGTACCTGACAGTGATATAGCAGCACCATCAAGGTTTTGTCCACCTGCTGTATAGTTTGTGCCAGTCGCTTCATCTGAGTTACCTGTAACGTCAGAATAGTTTGTAGTTGCCGCACCATAAGTGCCTGACATCGAGGGTTTAATTAGAGCTATTTTTAAAGTATGAGTGTCTAAATCGTGAACACCTCCAAGAAGCTCTTGCTTGAAGCTGCTGCACATTGCCGTTGTGATTGCCATTTGGAAATGTCCTTATAATAGGTTAAAGATGCACAAAGAGGCCAGCAATGAGCCAGCCTCTAAGTTTAACTTGATTAAGCAGCGTTGTAACGTACTGTCACCAATGCTTGTGGGCGTAAAATCTTACGTCCGTAAAGGTGCATACCACGTACAATGTCTGCAAATGAGTCAGGATCACGGTAGTTTTCGACTTTGTTGATCTGCTCTGCAGTAGCTACGCCTTCTTCCTGACCTGCAAGGATAAGACCGAAGTTGTCATCTTGTGCAGTTGTGCCAGAAGTGCCTGGACCAGTACCGTCTGTTGGTAGGTTGTTTGAAACGTGTACACGGAAGCCGTGAATGTTTGCTGCAACCTGTCCGTTCATTAGACCGCTTCCACCGAAGTCTGAATTTAGAAGACGTGAGTCTTCGTCTTTCAACATTTCGACAAAAATTGGGTCAACTACTAAGTAACGTCCACGTGAGTCAACGTTGCCTGTGTCCAACTGACGAGCCATACGTGCAATAACCTGCAATGGTGAGGCTGTTGTAGTTCCTTTTGAAGTTGCGCCTGGCATTCTAGGTGCTACTGGAACTGAGTCACCAGTTGTAGATGACGAAGCTGATGTTGTGATGTTACTGAAGTCAGACATATCTAAATGGTTAATCTTTAAAAATTCACCATCTAGTTCACCTGATGTTGGGTGCTGTGCAGTACCCGAAACAGATGTATCGTAGATACCTGCTGATGTTGTACCACACATGTAATTAAGTACGTCAGAGTCAATAGCGTCAGCCATCTTATATGCTGCTCTGTCTGCAGCTAGACTTACGAA